TCATACCTCATTAACTCAGATACCTCTGCATCATTTACTACCATATTTGAACTCATAAATTCTATGATTCCATTTAGTTCATTTTGAGTTTTTTCAGTATATTTTTCTTTATTTTTATTTATAAAAATTGTGATTTTTTCTTTTTCCTCATCTGATATTTGAGATAATGAAAATTCTAGTGGAGACCATGCGTAATAGAAATCAATTTGTTCTGGTGAAGTTATGTGGTTTTTTTCTAACATATAATCTATAAAATCAAATATATGATATACATTCATTATAGTAGTTGTATATTGAAACCCATACATTAAACCCACTCCACCTTTGTAAACAGCTTTTGGTTCTGCATACTTTTTTATTATTTCTAAATTATCATCAAACCTTTTAGTATTAAAACCCGTTCTCTGATATTCTCCTACCTCATTAACACCATCACATGATATAGATAAATAAACTCTACTAAATCCTTGCCACAAATCAATTAAACTTTGTTCATCGTATTTTATTACTGATAAATTAGTATTATAATGTATTGATAAATTTCTTACTTTCTTTTGTTTCCCATTAATTAACATCTGATACGGTTTCATTGTATCATATAGATGTCTTAAAATCTTATAATGTTCTGGCATTATTAGAGGTTCTCCACCTGCAAAGTAGAAACTTTTAATGTTACTTAAATGAGGGATTAAATCTTCAACAATGGTTTCGGTAACTTTTAGTACTCTTGATTTTTTTTCAATACCATCATTTGGTTTTAATTTTTTAAAATCATCATACCAATTAGATGAAAAATCATGATTACACATTCTACATTTAAAATTACATAAATTAGAAAATCTAATATCAATGTGTTGAAAATCGGAAGGAACTGAATAATCTTCTTCTAATTTTGGTTGTATCCAAAGTGGATTATTATTAAAATCTATTCTTGGGGAATGACCTGTACTATCTTCTCTTTTATAACATACATCACAAACTTTGTTTCGTTTACCATTTATCATATCTTTTCTTAACTCTTTCATTTGAGATGAGTTAAAAGCAGATTCTATACTCATTTTTTTCAGATTAACTGATTCTTCAAAACCTCCTGCAATACAACAAGGTTTTAATTCACCATCTGGTTGAGAGTATAAATGTAAAAAAGGTAACTTACAATAGGTTGAACTCATACCTTTAATTTTAATTTTGTAATTTGTTTTTTATCAATACCATATTTCTCACACATATATTTGATATTTTCTCTACCTTCTTTTGTTGAATAAAGGATTTCACAATAATCAAACGCTTCTAATGAAGAACATTGAAAATCTTGAATAATCAGTTCTAATAAAAAACTTTCATATTTAGTTTCTCGCTTTCCTTTAGTATATTTTAAATAATACCTACCTTTTGGAATTAATCCAATTAAGGCAAGATATAACTGCTTAGGTTCTAATGTTTGAGTATATGGTTGTATCTCAGAAAGAACTTGTATCCAATCGGAATTCATAGAAAGAAAACGATGTACCATATAGTTACTCCAAGTTTTCTTATCACTATCTTCAAGTTTATCCCAATACTTTGGGTCTTGAAATTGTGTTACTGCCTTTATGTGGTCAAATAAAGATTTAGCCATTTTATGATATAATTGGTTTTAACTCATCAGGTAATAAATCTGAGTTTATTTCACCACAATCCCCACATAGATATAATTCTACTGGTATGATTGCATCTTTAGGTTGTCCTGTTGCTATCTTTGATAACTTCAGAAATTTAGTTCCTTGTATGAATACACTTCCATCACATTCACCACTTGTACAAACCATTTCTTTAGCTTGTTTTAAGTCTACTTTTGGTTGTTGATGTGGTTGATTACCACCATTCATTCCTACTATTTTTGCCATAATTTATTTATTTAATCGAACCATTGGTCACGATTTGTTTTAATTTTTGTTATACCAGTTTTTCTAAGAACTTCTCGTTTTTTTTCTTTATGTTCTTGTACTCTTGGATTTTTTTTTCTTTTCTTATACTCTGACATTCCATCAAGATATTCAAGAAAAGAATCGAAATCTTCTTTTCCTAATATTTCTAATGCTTCTTCAGTAAGTGGATTATCATGGTCGTACTTCATAATTTATATAGTTACAGTATTCCTATTATTTGAATTATACAAGACATAAAAGTAATTTCTTTATCTACTACTAATGCATCTTTGTGTTGTGATTCTGATAAGATTAATATTATATTAGATGTATTTGAACCACCATACTCATCTACCTTTTCATATAAGAATGTATAAAGTTCTGTGAAATCTTGTGTACGAGAATCAGCAACTGCTTGTCTAATATTTTTCCACTTGTTAGGTTTGGAATCATTTCCCTTAATAATCTCAACTACCTTTGATTTTAAATCAGAATCAATTACAGAGGTTGTATCAAGTTTTAGCTGTCCTTTAGATGAATTTAACTGACAAGTATTAATAATCTTTCTAATATCAGGATATGAACTATCAATGATAGGTACAAGGTCTTTTGGTTGAAAACTTACAACTTCTTTACCTAAAATCTGTGAGATTTGGATTGCAACATCTTTTTTAGTTGGAGGTACAATCTGAAACTCTTGTGTTCTACTTCTAATTGGTGAGATTACTTTCTCAACATAATTACAAGTTAGGATAAATCTACAATGTCTTGAAAACGTTTCCATTAAGTTTCTTAGGATTGCCTGTGCGTTTGGTGTCATATAATCAAACTCATCAAGTATGATTATTTTCATATCTTTGAAACCAACAGTTGAAGCAAATCCCTTTACTTTATTACGAACTGTATCTACATTGTTTTCATCAGATGCATTTATAATGATATGGTCACAATCAATTGAATTTACAATTAACTTAGCTAGAGTTGTTTTACCTGTTCCAGCTTTACCGAAGAATAAAAGATGAGGGATTTCTCCACTTTCAAGATAATCCTTTACCTTATCCTTTAAATGTTCATTACCAACGTATTCTGTTAGTTTAGACGGTCTATACTTCTCTACCCATAGAGAGTTGTTTACCTTCTTAGTTGTGTTATTATCCTCGAAAAATGCCATTTTAGAATGTAGAGTTTTTTACTTCTTTACAAAATGATGTTAATCTTTCTAATTTTTCTATTAGAGATTCTTTCTTGTTTCTGTCTATTTGACCAGAGTTCATTTCTCCTATAATGTCTTGTAATGATGATGCTACTATTAGTAACCCATCTTCTTTTGAATTTAGAAAATTATCTGAGATTCTAAACTTTTTTGCGATTTCTTGTAAGTTTGCCATTTTATCTATTTTTATTTGTTATACAAATATACGAAATTTATTTGGTATTTCCTAATAATTTCATAACTTTTTTTACTGTTTTACCATCAACCTTAATTGTATGGTAAGGAATTTTGTTTTCTTCTAATATTTTTTTACACAATTTATCAATTTCTAGTGATTGCTGATAATCTTGGAATCGTTCATCATCATTGTGTATTGTTTCACCTCGTTCTAATAAGATATTGATACTATCATATTTTCTATGTAAATCAATAACTAAATTATGGAAAGGTTCTCCATAAAATTCAGCAGGATATCCTTTTGTATAATATCTATGATAAATTGTAGAAAACATAATTGGTGAATCAATCACTATATAATCTACTTTACCATAACATTCTGCTATTCCTCTATGTTGGTTTGCAAATACATAAAGTTGGTCTGATATTGCTGGTATGTTTTGGTCCCAAGCTAATTTCTTTGGGAATTCATAAGGATTGTTACAACTTATATGTTTCTTTTTGAGTTTGTAAGTGATACCATTTGCTATTGAGGATTTCCCAATACCAGGTCCACCGAAGAGGTTTATTAATTTACTCATTTTTTAATTTTTATGAAACTTGTGATAATAAAAAAGGGGGAAATTAATCCCCCTTATTTTATAAGTTTTAGAATCTTACTTTTAGAGAAGCATTGAAAGTACGTCCGAATCCGAACCATACTGAGTTTCTTGTATCTACACCATTCCATGTTTCTGAAGCATCTCCAGCATGAATATTAGTATTAGATTCTGCTATGTAGTAAGTATCAAACAAGTTATTTACATTAACTCTAAACGAACTACTATTTCCGAATAAATCAAATCTGTAAGTTGCTCCTAAATCAGCCAATCCATAAGATGGTAATTTTAAAGCTCCCTTGTTACCAGGTTGAGTAAATTCTGAATCTGTAATTGAATAATCAGCATATAATCCATCAACAAATCTATATCCTAAATCAACTCTTAGTTTATCGAATACTTGGTAATCCGCCTCGAAGTAAGATGTGAACTGAGCAGCATCTCCTACCTTAGCATCTTTTAGGTATAATGTACCTGTACCGATTGATTGTTGATTATCATCAAATAATTCTGCATCGAAATCTTTAGTATATTTCCAATCACCGATTGATAACATACCTTTTAATCTCAACTTATCTGTTGGGTTATAAGAAGTTTCAATTTCAATACCTTTGTGTGATACATCGATATCTTTAAATTGAGCTGAACCATCTACACCTTGTTGGTTAGATAAACTTCTTTGAACGAATCTATTACCCCATACTGTTGAATATGCATTAACATTAACTTTAAAGTTACTACCAATGAAACCATATCCTAATTCGAATGATTTAATTTCTTCGTTTTGTAAATCTTCGTTGATTGCATTTCCATAGTTAGGGAATACAGCACCGAATTGTGGTTGTCTTGAAATCACACCAGCATTAAAGAATACGTTTTGTTTCTCATCAATATTGTAGTTTGCACCACCTTTGATGTATCCACCATCTACATTCTTAGTATCTGATTCTGGATTACCTGGTTGGTCAAAGTA